ACTGCACTTGACATTGACGGTAAAGCAAATATAACTACTGCTAACGTAGCAAGCACTACAAGTATAGCAGCACTAACAATCTCAGGTAAAGCAAACGTTACGCACCCTTCACTATTAGGAACGTTTACACCTAACGTACCAAGCATAACAGGTATAGCTAATACAAACCTACCATCACAAGGTGCTATCTCTGGTGCAGTCTTTGGTGACAATGTACAACCAACAGGACACAACTATACAGTAACAGTAGCTAATAGCGGAAGTGGTAACAAGTATTACATAGATGGTGTAGAGGCTGCAGCACTAACACTAACACAAGAACTCACCTACGTCTTTGATGTAAGTGATAGTAGCAACAGTGGACACCCATTTAGATTTAAAGATGCTTCTGGTAATACACTAACTGCAGGAATAACTATAAGCGGAACAGCAGGACAGGCAGGGGCAAAAGTAACATACACAGTTCCAAGCGTAGGTGCCACACAGCCAGCATTATACTACTGTACTGTACACGGCAACGGTATGGGCAATACTGTAACCACAGTAGCAAGCACCACAGCCTTTGTCGTAACTGTAGTAAATAGTGGTGGTAATAAGTTTGCTATAAATGGTGTTACTGCACCAACGCTACAACTTGTAAGAGGAACAACATACACATTTGATCTTAGTGATGCATCTGTGTCTGGACACCCACTAGCTTTTAAGAGTGGCAACAATAGCTACACAGATGGTGTAACAAGCAGTGGTACTCCTGGTCAGTCTGGGGCAAGTGTAACTTTTGCTGTACCAAGTAATGCACCTGGAATAGGACTAAGATACTACTGTACTGTACATGGTAACGGAATGGGTAATACTATAACTACTAGCGGAGTACCTATATCATTATCAGCGCAAGGTAAAGCTACACATACTCCTGCCTCTATATCTGCTGTGATAGACAAAGTAGTACCAAGTATAACAGGTTTAGCGTTCTTTACATTACCTGATGTAAATGCTAGTATAGCACAGAACTTAGATGATCCTACTGGCGTACTGTTTCCGTTTGATGACTTCGCAGAAAACTTTAGTAGAGGCAGAACGGTAACAATAATTGCACCTACTATAGGTAATAGAACTGTATACATCCCTGCAGAAAACAGAACAGTAACTATAAGTCCTGTAAGAACAGACAACGTAGTATACATACTAAACTAAGGATAACAAATGTCTTACAAATGGCCTGAAAAAGACCCAGATGAAACAGCAGACTTTAGTGTAGACTGGTCTAGGTTTCTAGGATCAGACACTATAGCGTCAGCAGTTTTCTTTGTAGATGCTGCAGATGGAACAAAGACCCAAGTATCAACTGCTCAAATTGTAAATAACTTACAGTTTATAGCAGGTACTGTTTCTGGCAACGTAGCTACTTCACGTTTTGGTGGAGGTACAAATAACGTACGATATAATATTACTGTTCGCATAAATACTACTCAAGGTCTTACGTATGAGCGTTCTGTAATATTACCAATTAGGAATAGATAAACATGGCATACGACTTTCTTGGCTTAGTTAATGACATTAACCACAGACTAAATGAGGTAGCTCTTACCTCTACAAACTTTGCAGCAGCTACTGGTTACTACAGTATAGCTAAAGATGCTGTCAACTCTGCAGTAAGACATATCAATCAAGAAGAATTTGAGTGGCCTTGGAACCATGTGCAGTCTGATCTCGTATTGGCTGCAGGTGCTATGAAGTACTATTACCCTACAGACGCTAAAACAATTAACATGAACTCGTTCCGTATAAAAAGAGACAACAGTTTAAATGTAGGAACAGAGAAACTAAAGTCTCTTGTATATGAAGAATGGTTGGAGAAGTACGCTGATGATGAGTTTAATACAGATACAAATATACGTGGTGTGCCTCAATTTATTGTACGTACACCTAGTAGGGAGCTAATCTGTCACCCTGTACCTGACAAAGCTTACACCATAGTTTATGAGTATTACTCAATGGGTTACGATTTAGAGAACCCTTTAGATGTACCATCCCTACCACAGCAGTACAGGTTTGCCATAGTAGATGGTGCAATGTACTACGCATTCCAGTTTAGAGGTGATACCCAAGCTGCTGATGTAGCACTACAAAAGTTTGAGAAGCAGATAAAAGACTTACGTGTAATAAATATAAATAGAACACCATACCTAAGAGATAGAAGAGTTAGCTTCTAATGGCAACACAATGGACTACATTCCCTATGGAGTTCAAAGGTGGGTTAATCTCCAACCTTACTCCACTACAACAGGGTACTAATGCTGTAGGCTCTGCTACTATCTTACAGAACTTTGAGTCTGATAGAGAGGGCGGCTACAGTAAACTAAAAGGCTATAGTAAATTTAGTGATACTAAAGTTCCAGGCGGTGGTGAAGTATTAGCTATGAAAGTTGTATCTTCTGGCAGAGTTGTAACAGCTAGGAAGATGGACACTGCTACTGTAACGGAATACCAGACAGCTACATCTACTGTTAATGGTGCAGTATCTAGTGCTACAGCAGTGGCTCTTGATAACAACACAGCTACATCTGTAGTAAATGGTGCTATCACTAATAAAACTACAGTTGCCTTAGATAAAGTACGTCTTTTTACAGCAGTAACAGGTGCTACTTCTCTAGCTGGTGCAAGTGCTACGTTCAATGTAACAAATACAAATGGTACATATACAGCAGCAATAAATGCAGCAGGTACAGGCTTTAAGGTTAACGAGACAGTAACAGTACTAGGTGCAAACTTAGGTGGTGCTACTGCAGCAAACAACGCAACCGTTACAGTTACTTCTGTTGGTTCTAGTGTTGCTACGTATACTAATCCAACGCAATCTGCTTATGGTGGTTCTGGTAGTAGTGCTACATTCAATGTAATTAAAACAGGTACTACGTATACCGTAGCTATTACTGCAGCAGGTTCAGGTTATACAGCTAGTGAAACAATTAAAGTAGTTGGTACACAATTAAATGGTGCTACTACAGCTAATGATGCAACCATAACAATAACTGGAGTAGATGGATCAGGCGGTATTACAGCAGTTACGATAGCAGGTACAGGTTTAGCAGAAGGGCCAGTCACAGGTGTTAGCATTGCTGGTACTGGTGTCAGCTTTACTGGAACTATTACTAAGGGCATGGTTGTAACAGGTACTGGTATCTCTGGCACTGTAACAGTAAAAACAGTAACAAGCCAGAATAGTATTATACTAGATACATCAGTATCTCTAGCAGATGATGTTGTACTTAGTTTTATTACTAACATAAAAGCTGGTATGTTTGTTACAGGCACAGGTATATCTGGTGTTGTAAAAGTTGCCTCCTTATCAAATCAAAACAACATTGTACTTGACTCATCCCAATCTATATCTAACAATACTGTTCTTACCTTTGGTACGTTTCATTCTACTCAGGTTAACAAAACATTATACTTTCATGGTACAGGAACTACTTGGTCACACATAGGTACAAGCTCTTCTACAAACACACTAAAGAATAGGTACGCATCCTTTAATTTTACACAAGAAGACAAAACAATATTTGTTGATAGTAAAAGCTTTCCAGTTATATTTAATGCCAGTGGAAGTACTATAACAGCTTTAACCTCATCAAACAGTTCAGATGTACAGGGTGCAGAGAATGTTGCAGTATTCAAGAACCATGCTTTCTACTCCAAGGGTAGTAAGATATTCTTTACAGCACCTAACACAGTAGATGACTTTGCTACAGGTAATGGTGCTGGTACAATAAATGTAGGCTTTGATGTCACAGGTATGATAGGCTTTCGTGAACAGCTTATCATCTTTACTACAGACACAATCAAGAAACTTGTAGGTAGTACTTCATCTGACTTTAAGTTAGAACCTATCACAGATAGAATAGGTTGTATTAACCCAGATAGCATACAGGAATTTGGTGGTGACATAGCTTACCTATCTCCTGATGGCATACGTTTACTTAGTGCTACTGATCGTATTGGTGACTTGGCTCTTGACATTGCATCTGACCCAATTTATAAAGACGCTAACGAGTTTATTTCACAAACAGATGTGTTTTGTTCTGTACTAGTTAGAGGTAAATCCCAGTATAGACTCTTTGCATATATACCTACAGTACAGGCAGGTAGTGCTTCAGGTCTGATAGCAACTAAATTTGTAGCCCAAGGTGGTAGTGGTATAGCTTGGTCCAGAACTAAAGGATTAAAAGTAAACGTAGCAGATAGTACATACTCAGGCGCACAAGAAACTATTATGTTTGGTAATGATGATGGCTTTTGTTACAGGATGGATTCAGGTAACTCTTTTGACGGTAGTGCTATAGAGTCAATATATGAATCACCATTTATGCCAATTACAGATCCACAGATACGTAAGACTATGTACAAACTTACCCTGTACGCACAGCCAACAGGCACAATGAATGTAGATGTTAACTTTAAGATAGACTTTGATGCAGGTAATGATCCAAGTGTTATACAACCTCCAACTATATCCGTG